TCACATGGTAAACTGCTGACCAAGGCTTTGATTTTCCTCTTGCTCCTGCCCGTTCAGTTTCATGAGCTGTCCTATACTATAATCAAGGATCTTTGCTTTTCGCTCTGAAATCATTACACTATAAAACTCCTTTTGTATTGGAAGCAGTGTCGGTGTTTCATTAATGAGCTTGCGTATTTGTTCCATATCAATCCGTGCGGAAATTCTTTTCAAGGCAGCCGTGCAGTCTGGATTTTTCAGAGATGAAATAAATTCAAAGTAGGAAATCTTCTTTCCATCTTCTTCAACAGACGAGGCGGGGAAAACATATACCCGTCTGTCAATCTCATCTTCACTATTCAAAACCGTTTCCATATCCATGGCTGCAAGCTGCGGGTAAAGGCAGGAACCACAATCGTAAACAGGAGCAATTTCAGCTGTCTTTGACTGTTCATCTACAAGAATGCCCCAATTGCCGTTGTGCCTGTCAAAATTGCCGAGCAGCGCATCCGCAATAAACATATCCCAAAAGAAATACCGAAGCTGGTCTGGAGGCAGAAGTGTCTGCTCGTCTATTGCCTGTAGGATGGAGGAGAGCTCTGTGCCATACCCATTTTGTTCACTGCTGATACAGGTATTCTTCAGATGGGCAAACTCAATAAGTCTTTTACCGCTTTCGGTAAAATCTCCGCAGGCCACCACGATCTTTTCCTTCCCACGCGGATCAGTATAGGTCCCAAGCAATGTTTCCTGGGTTTTGAATTCGAGGGAAGCGAAGATATGGCAGGCGAGATATTCACTGATACATCCATTGGTGTAACTCATGGTTTTATTACGGCTTGAGACAGGCGGAAATTTAAGCATATAGCTATTGCCCTCATAAAGAATATTGATCTTATTTCCATTTGCTCCACCGTAAGCTCTGAATTTATTTACCTCACACGACGTAAAATCAATCATATATGCTATTCTCCTTTCCCTCTGAACCAAGATATTTTTCACGCAGATAGCTTGCCTGTTCCTCCGTAATTAAGCCCGCCCAAAGATTGGAATTAATGGCTCCGTATAATTCGCCCCACAAACAGTCGAGATAGAGCACCTGCGCCTTTTCTCCTTGTAAATATTCTTTTAATGCTTTTTGGACACTCTCCGGCAGTCCGGATTCCAGATAAGTTTTTCTGTTTGGTTTTCCTGTGACTGTGTTTATTTCCGGCTCTGTTTTCAGTGCCAGTAGTTCCTCAATGGATAGTCCAAGTACTTTGGACAGCTTGGAAAGCGTTCCGGCGCTGCATCGGTTCAGCCTGGTTTTTCCGGAATAAATATCTGAAAGAGTTGCCCAGGGAATCCCGCTGATTTTAGATAAACGATAGCGGGACATCTGCATATTTTGTAAAAGCTGTTGTATTGTCATTTTCATCACCTGCCTCCATTATATCGGTGTTCCGACACAAAGTCAATTCGCATCATATTTTAAATGCAAATGCCACATAGAGACTATAGGCTACTTGATTGTTTCCCTGACATTCCAAGACCTCCTATCGTAGTTACACTACAACAGGAGGTCTTTTTGTTATTGTCCTCTTTGGGAAGCAACCCTTTTTGTGATAGCTTATTAAGCATATGCCTCCCAATTGTAATTTTGTTCATACTGGTTAATATTTGAATAATTCAGCCGGTCTGATGATATGTCACCATTACTCCCAAGCATTAAATCTACATTCTGTATATCACCACTATCAATACTCTGTTTAAAATGATTAATTGTTATCGTATATTTTTGCAAATCACTCATATTTAAAGCATAGGGATTATCTTGGCTGCTCTGGAAAAAATTATTCCAAGTGTATGTGTTGAGTATATTGCTCTGATAACGTGCCATACTGCTGTCCACTTTTTTATCATACTGCTCTTTTCCATACTGCGCTCCACTCACTAAAGCTTGCAGTATGTCACCAGACTTTTGGTATTGATCCATTGTGTATTGATAAACATCGTAGACTGCAGAATAATTTAAGGGAGCATACAATTGTTTACTATTTGGAATCATCGAATGATTCGCATCTTTCTTTAACTGCTCATCAATCTTTTCCAGATAGTTTTCCATATATCCATCAAACGTACGATTGATAAGGGAAGCCATCTTATTACTGATACCAGAATTTTTAGTAAGGTAATCGGTTTTCATGGATTGTACTGCCAGATTAAGACCAATGCCTTCCTCGTTACGGATAAAACCTGTATGCTCCAGGGATTCATACTGTTTCGAAGTCTGCTGCACATAGATACCCGCAACCTCGAGATCGCGCAGGGAATACACCGCTGTTTTCAATTCTTCTGATGTCTTCTCAATTACAGGAGAATTATCCATCTTTTCCCGTAGCTGCGCTGCCATATAACCATCATCCTGAAGCAGCCATTTATCGCTATCCGAATCAATTTCGGCATAATTGCGATTGCTTAGTATATAATCAGAATATTCTTTGACACGATTATTAATTCCAGTATCAATACTATCTCTTAAATTTGCGGTTTCATCTCCTATACCATTTTCCTCCAGAAAACTGCCTACTACATCAACATAAGAATCTGCAAGCAATTCTTTTGCCTTAGAAAACAGGGTATTCAGTTTATCCATTTGCTCTTCCAACTCTGTGCCAGAATAATCGGTATGAATGCGATCCTGCAATACAGCATAGCGAGAGGCAATATAATCTGCTTTATTACTGAATTGATCAACGGTATTTAGTTCAACACCTGTGGAAGAAAAGTCATATTGCACACTATTCCAATTGATTTCATTCCCAAGGCCGTTTTTCTCCAGACTTTGGCGGAAGGTTTCTACTGTCTTTAAAAAAGCATCATTATCTTCTGAATTTGGCAGCCCAAAGCCCTTTACCTCAGCTTTGCCGCTTGCAAGCTCGTCAATCGTAAAGTTAATATCGTATTGTCTATTATACTGATAAATGACCGCATCTTCTTTTGTATAAGTAGTCTCAGATGATACTCCAATGCTTTTACTTAATCGAGAGTTTGACTGACCAAGTCTTGCAAAATTATACAAAGAAGGCATCTGCTTCATGCCCAAACCAGATATTTGCATATACTACACCCCTTTCGCCTTCATTTGTGTAATGGTAGTTAAACGGGCTTAAAAATTCCACTACTTGGAACGTATCAAGATCAATCACAATATAGTGACTACCCCAATTAAAATCTGTAGCTGCATCCCCTAGCCATCTTGGAGTCTTTAAACCAGAAGGATCTGTATAATCTATGACATGTACTACTTCACCTTCATCATTTCTATAGTAACTATTAGAGTAAAGATATGAACCTCTTGATATCTCAATGAATAATGCATTATTGGCCGTATAAGGTTTGCTGCTTGTGAAAGAACCCAGATAGGTGCCACTTGATGTTATACTGTCAATTACCATATCTCTTGCACTATATCCAAGAGGCAAATACCACGTTTCATGTTCTTCCCATTTTAAATCGGTCATAATATTAGTACCATTACTCCGAATTGCATTATTGCTATAAAATAAAACGACTCGCGAAAGATCTGTTGTTCTGTCGATAATGCTGCTTGCTCCGGAAGGATTAGAGCAATTCCACATTAAAGTGTATGTGCCCGTAACATTTCCACTGGAAGATCCGATTGCAATTGCATAATTGCCAGCTGCTAATACTCCAAAATTATCACTGCCATTTGCATATGCTCCAAATCCGGTATTTATCAAATTACCTTGAGCATCTACCTTATATAAAACGGCTATTAATTCTGAGCTGCTAGAAGCTAGTTTTAAAAATGCAGTTGTATTGGAAGAAGTATTAACTAAATATAGGTCGTAGGAACCCGTTAAGTTTCCATCTCCAACAAATACTGGGTCATTAATCTGCCATATACCATTTGTAGCTGCCTCACTCGCGGCATTGCTGGCAGTAGCAGATTTTTTCTGACTATCGAATTTTAAATCAGGCTCTACATTCAATTGTGGAAAACTGAAATTATCCGTTGTAATTTCCTGTATTTTCTGAGATTCAATTTTTTCCGCTTCATCAAAGTCCGAAGTGCTTATCTGTTGAATTGTACCATTTGAAGGCTCATTTGCATTTGAAGTGCTTTCCTCTGCAAAAGCATTTGTACTAATTCCAAAAGTCATAACAATAGCCATCATAATTGGTAAGAACTTTTTCAATCTTAACATTTTTCAACCATACCTTTCCGCTATACCGCAAGCACAAAAGCGAATCATCCAAAGTACTTGAGTAATGCTTTGTGAAATTGTTAAATTACACTAAGAAACGGGTAAACTACAAAGCTTCTGGAGGTTTGGGGACGTGGGGGCATAGTAATTAAATTATTATGTTTATAAGATGTGTAAGATGTACAATAGACTTTGCCTATATTAGGATGACATAATTTCTATTATTTCAAGTTTTGCCTCCATTTGCTTTTTACTTTAGTTACCAACCGTCAAAATCCGAAACTAACAACTTTAAACTAATAGCTTTCTTCATTTCCTCACCTTCTTTCAAATTCTCCCTTGAGATTGCCATCATTGAAAGATGTTTTGTGTGAAAACAGCGTAAACTATTTGGTTGGTGTCTCCGTGCGGATAAAGAACATCACCAAGACACTGCAAAAAATTAAGGTATCTTCAACCACCAGATGTACTTCTTATAGAACAGTAAATATTTAATATGACTACGTGGTTGGCATCTGCTTGTACTAAAGTTGGAAGGAGGAACACCACATGAAAGTCACTTATAATTTGAAAGACAGAAAACCTTTTGTAAAAGCCCTCGAAGAAATCACCGGCATGAAAACAGTCTACAAAAAGACCCCGACCTACGCCTACGAGGTTAGTTACTTCACTATCACCAGAGACGGCAACCTGACCTTCAATGACATGGCCGACAGTGAAGAAATCGAGCGTATACTTACAGCCCTTGCAGCGCACGACTTCCAGTATGAAAACATGGAATATGACCAGCCACAGCCAGACATCGACTGCGAGGAATCTGATGAGGATTGCCCCCCAGCCTACGATACCCCTGAAGCAACCGGCTTGACGGTCAGCCTTCCGCTGGATAAGGTCGCAGCCGGGAACCTTACCAACCTGCTGAACGCCAAAGCTACCCTCATTAAGAAAGCACTGGGCATCGAAGCAACGCCCGTTGTCATCACCGAAGAGACTATTTCCTTCCCTTGGTTTTCTACTCTCCCGGAGCCTGATGAGACTAACGCCTACACCCACTTCATTGCTGCACTCTGTAGGATGAGCAAAGACCAGAAGCGCATCAGCGCTACAGAAAAGCCGGTGGACAATGAGAAGTATACCTTCCGCTGCTTCCTTCTTCGGCTCGGCTTTATCGGAAATGAATTCAAGACCGAGCGCAAAATCCTGCTCCGCAATCTGACCGGCTCTTCCGCCTTCAAGTCCGGAGCCAAAAAGGAGGTAGTAAGCGATGAGATTTCCGAGTAAAGAGCAGTTAGAACGCATCCGCCCGCATTACCCGACTGGTACCCGTGTGGAGCTTCTCCAGATGGATGATCAGCAGGCACCGCCCATCGGCACCAAGGGCACTGTCTATGGAATCGATGACAGCGGCTCCATTCTGGTAAACTGGGACAACGGCTCTGGGCTTAATATCATCTTCGGTGTGGATAGATGCCAACCAGATTCATGGCAGCTGACTCCGTATATAACAAAGCTATGGCTGATTTTGCTGTTGGCTTCATTGAATGCCTCTGTCACACCAAAGGCACCTGGGCCGGAAAACCATTCGAGCTGATTGACTGGCAGGAGCAGATTATCCGAGACGTCTTCGGAACTGTCAAGCCAACCGGCTACCGGCAGTTCAATACTGCCTATGTGGAGATACCAAAGAAAATGGGAAAGTCGGAACTTGCTGATGCAATAGCCCTTCTTCTTACCTGCGGGGATGGTGAAGAACGCGCTAAAGTATACGGCTGTGCCGCTGACCGCCAACAGGCTACCATCGTATTTGATGTGGCAGCCGATATGGTGCGTATGTGTCCGGCGCTAAATAAAAGAGTGAAAATCCTTACTTCCCAAAAGCGTATCATCTACCAGCCTACCAATAGCTTTTATCAGGTTCTGTCGGCTGAAGCCTACTCTAAACACGGCTTCAATATCCACGGTGTTGTTTTTATGAGCTCCACACACAACCAAACAGAAAACTTTTTGATGTTATGACCAAGGGCTCCGGTGATGCCAGAATGCAGCCACTGTATTTTCTCATCACCACCGCCGGAACTGACACTAACAGCATTTGCTATGAGACTCATCAGAAAGCAAAGGATATTTTGGAAGGCCGCAAGAATGACTCCACCTTCTATCCTGTTATCTATGGTGCCGATGAAGCTGATGTTTGGACTGACCCGAAGGTGTGGAAGAAAGCGAATCCTTCCCTTGGTATTACAGTTGGTCTCGACAAGGTTAAAGCGGCCTGCGAATCAGCTCAGCAGAATCCCGGCGAAGAGAATGCCTTTCGGCAGCTTCGACTCAATCAATGGGTCAAACAGGCAATTCGCTGGATGCCAATGGATAAATGGGATGCCTGTTCCTTTAAGATCGATGAAGAAATGTTGGAAGGTCGGGTCTGCTATGGCGGTCTTGACCTATCCTCCACCACTGATATCACCGCTTTTGTTCTGGTCTTTCCACCGCAGGATGAAGACGATAAATATTCCGTTTTGCCATATTTCTGGTTACCGGAAGAAACACTCGACCTGCGTGTCAAGCGTGACCATGTTCCTTATGATGTGTGGGAGCGACAAGGCTTTGTGCAGACCACGGAAGGTAATGTTGTCCATTACGGCTACATTGAGAGATTCGAAAAGCTGGGAGAACGCTTCAATATCCGTGAGATTGCCTTCGACCGCTGGGGAGCTGTGCAGATGGTGCAGAACCTCGAGGGCATGGGCTTTACCGTCGTTCCATTTGGTCAGGGCTTCAAAGACATGTCTCCTCCTACCAAAGAGCTGATGAAGCTGACATTAGAACAGAGGCTGGCACACGGCGGCCATCCGGTACTGCGCTGGATGATGGATAACATCTTTATCCGTACTGACCCTGCTGGTAATATCAAAGCCGATAAAGAAAAATCCACGGAAAAAATCGACGGTGCTGTAGCAACCATCATGGGCCTCGACCGTGCAATCCGCTGTGGCAGCGATACCGGAGCTTCTGTCTACGATGACAGAGGCATTTTGTTTATATGATGTATTGTTCTATCCGCCTTGGATATTCTATATATGAATACTCCTAACATGAAATAATACGCCTAATTTCCATATTAAATTATGCGCTTTTTTCGCCCGTGGCATTTACTTTCGCCCAAATCAATGCTATGATTAGGCGAATAGGAATGGAGGTAGGCGAATGAGAACTTTTAATTATGCCACACTAAAAGACCATCAGTGGGATTCAGAAATTCTTGGATTGGTCGCACAAATTCACGAGTTCAAAGGGCGGCAGGAACTATATTTAAAACAAAAACCAGCTGCATTGGATAAACTGATTGAAATTGCTAAAATTCAAAGTACAGAGGCATCCAATAAAATTGAGGGTATAGTAACTACAAGCACAAGAGTCCAACAGCTGTGTATGGATAAAACCACGCCAAAGAATAGAGATGAAGAGGAAATTATGGGTTACCGTGATGTACTGAATACAATTCACGAAAGCTACGAGTACATTCCGATTCGCTCTTCCTATATTTTGCAGCTGCAACGTGACCTTTACAAATACTCCGAAAAAAGCATTGGCGGCAGATATAAAAATACGCAAAATGTAATTGCTGAAACTGCTCCAGACGGTACACAAACTGTACGGTTTATGCCCTTAGACCCATACGAAACTCCTGGTGCAATTGAGGCTATCTGCGAAAGCTTTAGTCAGGTAATTGACTCTTGCGTGATTGATCCGCTTGTTTTAATTCCGATTTTTATTAATGATTTTTTATGTATCCACCCTTTCAATGATGGAAATGGTCGGATGTCACGACTGCTTACTACTCTTCTGCTCTATCGATGTGGATATGTTGTTGGCCGATATATCAGTATTGAAAGCAAAATTGAAAAGACAAAATCCAAGTACTATGATGTGTTGGAACAATGCGGTATCAACTGGCATGAAGGTAATAACAATCCAAATCCATTTATTAAATATCTGCTTGGCATTATTCTTTCAGCCTATCGGGATTTTGAGAGCCGAATTAATCTAACTGATGATAAAATTCCTGCACTTGAACAGGTGCGAAATGCTATTAATGAAAAAATCGGCAAATTCACCAAGAGTGAGATAATGGAACTTGTCCCTACCATCGGCAAGGCATCCATTGAAAATTCATTAAAAAGCCTGGTGGAAGAAGATTTTATTGAACGGCACGGCAAAGGAAAGGCTACCTTTTATACACGAACCGATAAATAACACTACAATATTTTAAGCATCTATCAGCCGATAGGTGCTTTTTTCATGCCATTTTGAAAGGAGCGTGATTCTATATGAGTATATTGAGCGGATTATTTCGGTCAAGAGACAAGCCGACCAATGCAACCTCCGGCAGCTCTTATCGTTTTTTTATGGGCGGCTCCACCTCCGGAAAACCCGTGAATGAACGCTCTGCCATGCAGATGACCGCTGTATACTCCTGTGTGAGAATTCTGGCAGAAGCAATTGCTGGTCTCCCACTTCATCTTTTCCATTATACCGACGAAGGCGGCAAAGAAAAAGCAAGCAATCACTCGTTATATTTCCTGCTTCACGACGAACCCAATCCAGAAATGACCTCGTTTGTTTTTCGTGAAACCTTGATGACCCACCTGCTTTTGTGGGGAAATGCCTATTCCCAGATTATTCGTAACGGTAAAGGAGAAGTCATCGCCCTCTATCCGCTTATGCCTAATCGCATGACCGTGGACAGAGATGAAAACGGAAGGCTCTACTACCAATACAACACCAGCAAGGACGATGCGCCCACTATGAACGGCACTGTTGTAAAGCTCAAGCCCTCCGATGTGCTTCATATTCCGGGACTTGGCTTTGACGGTCTGGTGGGATATTCACCAATTGCTATGGCCAAGAATGTGATTGGCATGGCCATTGCCTGTGAGGAGTATGGTGCCAAGTTCTTTGCGAATGGTGCCACTCCCGGTGGCATCTTAGAACATCCGGGAACAGTGAAAGATCCTCAGCGTGTAAGAGATAGCTGGAATACCGCTTTTGGTGGCAGCTCAAATGCCAATAAGGTTGCTGTTTTAGAGGAAGGCATGAAGTACACACCGATTTCCATCAGCCCGGAACAAGCCCAGTTCCTTGAAACAAGAAAATTTCAAATTAATGAGATTGCTCGAATTTTCCGAGTGCCGCCTCACATGGTTGGTGATTTGGAAAAGTCGAGCTTTTCTAATATCGAGCAGCAATCACTGGAATTTGTGAAATACACTCTCGACCCGTGGGTCAGCCGTTGGGAGCAGGCGATGGTTCGTTCACTGCTTTCTGCAACCGACAAGAACCACTACTTTATCAAGTTCAATGTTGACGGCCTGCTTCGTGGTGATTATCAGAGCCGAATGAACGGCTACGCCACTGCAAGGCAAAATGGCTGGATGTCTGCAAATGACATCCGAGAACTAGAAAACCTTGACTTGATTCCTCCTGAACAAGGTGGTGACTTATATCTCATCAATGGCAATATGACCAAACTGGAGGACGCAGGAATATTTGCGGCAACACCTGCCGCTAACGGAAAGGAGGAAAAATCGGATGAAGAAGTTTTGGAACTGGAAGAACCAGACGACTCCACAGCAGGCGCCCGAAAGGACGCTGTTTCTGAACGGAACCATCGCAGAGGAATGCTGGTTTGATGACGACGTAACACCACAGCTTTTCAAAGATGAGCTGCTTGCTGGCACCGGAGATATCACAGTGTGGATTAACTCTCCGGGCGGCGACTGTGTGGCCGCAGCTCAAATCTACAATATGCTGATGGAATATAAGGGTAATGTCACTGTGAAAATAGATGGCATCGCCGCTTCTGCTGCCTCAGTCATTGCTATGGCCGGAACAAAGGTTTTAATGTCGCCGGTTTCCATGATGATGATTCATAATCCCGCGACGATTGCATGGGGTGATCATGCAGAAATGCAAAAGGCCATTGACATGCTGGCTGAAGTAAAAGAATCCATTATCAACGCTTATGAAATTAAAACCGGAATGTCTCGGACTAAGCTGGCTCATCTCATGGATGCGGAAACCTGGATGGATGCAAACAAAGCAATCGAGCTGGGCTTTGCAGACGCCATGATCGGACGCTGTGAAGATAGTGATAATGTGGAAATCCCACAGACTTCCATGCTGTTTTCTAAGGCTGCTGTAACTAACTCACTGATTGACAAGATTGCAGCCAAATGCAAAATTCAGCAAAAAACAGAACCAATCAACAGCAACATCTCAGCCGACGCCCTCATGGACAGGCTCAACCTAATAAAAAATTGGAGGTAATTAATGATGAGTACAATTTTAGAAACGCGTGAAAAGCGTAACAAAGCATGGGAAACTCCAATTACACATAAGCCTACTGCCGGCAACACTGAAGAAAGAAAAACCGGTCGTTCCTCTGACGAATATAAGAAAGCAATGATGTCTGCCCTTCGTTCTAACTTCCGCAACGTAAGTAATGTGCTTCAGGAAGGTGTTGATGCCGATGGCGGTTATCTTGTCCCGGAAGAATACGACCATCGCCTGGTTGATGCCCTAACTGAGGAAAATATCTTCCGTGGTCTCGCTACTACAATTACGACCAGCGGCGAGCGTAAAATCAACATTGCCGCAACGAAACCTGCCGCTGCCTGGATTGATGAAGGTGAGGCTCTGACCTTTGGTGATGCAACCTTCGCACAAATTAACCTTGATGCACACAAACTCCATGTTGCTGTAAAGGTAACAGAAGAACTGCTTTATGACAACGCCTTCCAGCTTGAAAACCATATTATCGATATGTTTTCCAAGGCACTTTCAAATGCTGAGGAAGACGCCTTCCTGAATGGCGATGGAACTGGCAAGCCGCTGGGAATCTTTGCTGAGACTGGCGGTGGAGAAATTGGTGTTACGGCTGCTTCCGCTACCGCAATCACGGCAGATGAAATCATCAATTTAGTCTATTCTCTAAAGCGCCCTTACCGTAAAAAGGCTAAGTTTATCATGAATGACCAAACTGTAGCTGCTGTTCGTAAGCTCAAAGATGGCAACGGTAATTATTTATGGCAGCCGTCTGCACAGGCTGGTGAACCAGACCGTCTTTTCGGTTATGAAGTGTTGACTTCTCCTTATGCTCCTACCATTGCTTCTGATCAGCCTGTTATCGCCTTTGGTGATTTCAGCTATTACAACATCGGCGACCGTGGTACTCGTTCCTTCGCTGAACTTAAAGAGCTTTTTGCCGGTAATGGTATGATCGGCTTCGTTGCCAAGGAACGTGTAGATGGGAAGCTGGTACTTCCTGAAGCAGTTAAAATTCTTAAGATGAAGTCCGGCTCTGCCGGTTAAACAGTAACAACGAAAAGGCGATGCTACGCTTAACCACAGCATCGCCTTTTTATGCGAGAGGTGAGACAATGCCTGTAACATTAGAAGAAATTAAAAACTATCTGCGCGTGGACTTTGATGATGATGACAGTTTACTATCTTATTTTCTCGAAAGTGGGTTAAAGCTTTGCATGGATGTGGCCCGTACTGATGATATGGAGACCTTTGCTGCCGAAGGCAATGCTAAAATCGCCGTGATGTACGCTGCTGCCTATCTATACGAACATCGTGAGGAGGCTGACCACCACGACTTAACCCTTACACTTCGCTCGCTTCTGTTTGGTATTCGCAAGGAGGGATTTTAATGGATATTGCGGCTATGAATGTGCGAATCAATTTCCAGAAAAATGGTGTCATCGTTGATAAAATAAGTAATCACACAAATGGCTGGAGCGAATTCTATTCCTGCTTTGCAACCATCAGCGACTCGGCAGGCAAAAGTTCTGCAGAAGATACTGCCGCTGGTCTCATTGTTGACCATTCGGATATTAGCTTTACAGTGCGTTTCTGCAAAAAGGCTATGGCAGTCTCCAGCACCAATTTTCGTATTCTCTGGAACGAAGAGGTCTATAACATTGTAAAAATTGACCATTTAAATTTAAAGAAGCATGCTTTGAAATTTAAATGCGAGAAAGAGAGGTTGTGATATGTCGAGAAGTGTCTCTATCAGTGAGATGGCTGATGCCATCATGGAAGGCCTCACTGAATATGCTGACCTTGCTACTGAGGATGTGAAAAAGTCTGTAAAAAAAGCCGGAAATACAGTCCGAAAGGAAATACAGGAACATGCTCCTAAGAACAGCGGTACTTATTCCAAGAGTTGGTCTGTGAATAACACCAAAGAAACCGCCAACTCGCTGGAAGTAACCGTGTATTCAAGAAACCGCTATCAGCTTGCACATCTTCTAGAATTCGGCCATACCAAGCGAGGTGGCGGCCGGGTATCTGGTAAAGCGCATATTGCTCCTGCGGAAGAACTTGGTATGAAACAGCTGGAAAGCGATATCGAGAAGGCCTTGAAAGGATAATACAACATGGATGAGATCCTACAAATATTAGGTAAAATTCAGATGCCTTTTGCTTATGACCATTTTGCCGAGGGCGAAGCGCCTGACCCACCATTTATTTGCTATCTGTTACCTGATAGCAACAATTTCTCTGCAGATGGCAAGGTTTATTACAAAGTAAATAACGTTCATATTGAGCTGTATACCGATTTGAAGGATTTATCGATGGAAGCAGCTGTTGAGGCCGTGCTGGATGAGCATGGCATTTTTTATAACAAATCCGAAACCTGGATCGAGAGCGAAAAGCTTTATGAGATCCTATACACTTTTGAAATGGAGGTCTGACAAATGGCAGATAAAAATAACAAGGTGAAATACAACCTTAAAAACACCCATTATGCGTTACTCAGTATTGGCGAGGATGGTAGCGTTTCTTATGGTACACCAACACCAATGCCCGGCGCTGTTTCCACCTCCCTGGATGCCAATGGCGAGCCGGAAAACTTCTATGCCGACGGTATCGCTTACTATGTCATCAATAACAATATGGGCTATGACGGCGATTTGGAGTTTGCTATGATTCCGGAAAGTTTTCGCACAGAGGCCTTGAAAGAGCAACTGGACGACAATGGCGTATTGATTGAAAACGCCGATGTAGAGCTTGCTTCCTTTGCACTGTTATTCGAGTTTGATGGCGATCAGAGGCATATTCGTCATGTGCTTTATAATTGTGCAGCTTCCCGACCGGGTATCGAAGGTAAGACCAACGAGGACTCTCGTGAGGTACAGACAGAGACGCTGACAATTAACGCTACTCCCCTGTCGGGAGGAATGGTAAAAGCCAAGACCGGCAATACCACAAGCGCCGCTGTTTATAACGACTGGTACAAGGCTGTCTATATACCTGCGGTCACTCCCAATTCATCTGAGACTGAGGAAAGTGAAGGTACTGCATAATGAGTATGATTCAGACTATTGAGATTGATGGTAAGCAGGTGCCCTTCCGTGCATCTGCTGCTATTCCCCGTATTTATCGGTTGAAATTTCACTGGGACGGTAGTGTCATAAATTTTGTGTCTTTGGTAATAAATGGTTCCAATCTGGTAAGAATTAAATATGAATATTCTTATCAGAGAGGAGCCTATTATTATGGCTATTGCAAAGGAGCAATTAAGACAAAT